AGAGACTATGGAACCAAATAATCACATACCTTTTTACATGGGTTTATTTACTTGCATATTAGTTCTTTGTTATTTGGTGGCATCATGAAAAAATTTAATATTACTAAAAAACAAATGGATCTTTTTAATTTTATTAAAAAATATGTTGATGAAAATAATATGGCACCTTCTTACGAAGAGATGAAAGTAGGTACGGGAGTATCTAGTAAGTGTTTAATTTTTGTAAAAATTAATCAGTTACAAGAAAGAGGATGGATAACAAGATTACCTGGAAAAAATAGAAGCATAACAATAATAAAAAGAGATTTAAATGAAGATACCAGTATTTAGTGCACAAACAGAATGGGTAATACCTACAGAATTTCCAGACCTTAGACAGGTTGATGAGATTGCAATTGACTTAGAGACAAGGGACCCAGACTTAATTAAAAAAGGATCTGGTGCAATTATAGGTAATGGAGAAGTTATAGGAATAGCTGTAGCAACTGCACATTACAAAGGATACTTTCCAATAGCACACGAAGGTGGTGGCAACATGGATCGTAAAAAAGTTTTAGAATGGTTCAAAGATATTTTAAACACAACTTCTACAAAAATATTTCACAATGCAATGTACGATGTGTGTTGGATCAGAGCTATGGGTTTTAAAATTAATGGCAGAATTGTAGATACAATGATAGCGGCAGCTGTGACTGATGAAAATAGATTTAGATATGATCTTAATAGTTTGTCATGGAAGTATTTAGGTTTTGGTAAAAACGAAGCCGCACTTGCAGAAGCAGCAGCGGAATGGGGCATCGATCCTAAATCAGAAATGTATAAATTACCATCATTAAATGTTGGAACATATGCAGAAAGAGATGCAGAAGCTACGTTTGGTTTGTGGCAAGAAATGAAAAAAGAAATTATATCACAAGACTTACAATCTATTATGGAACTTGAAACAGATTTATTTCCTTGTCTAGTTGACATGAGATTTAAAGGTGTAAGAGTTGATGTAGAAGCAGCACACAATCTTAAGAAAACTTTAGTAAAAGAAGAGCAAGATATATTAACTGCGATAGAAAAAGAAACTAATGTACGACCACAAATATGGGCGGCAAGTAGTATAGCAGAAGTATTTGAAAATTTAAAAATAGAATTTGAACGAACTGAAAAGACACAAGCACCTAGTTTTACAAAAAACTTTTTACAAGAACACGAGCATCCTGTTGTTAATATGATTGCAAAGGCAAGAGAAGTTAACAAAGCACACACAACTTTTATAGATTCTATTCTACGTTACGAACACAAAGGTAGAATACATGCAGAGATAAATCAGTTACGTAATGCAGGTGGTGGTACAGTTACAGGAAG